CACTTCAGTATTGGTAATGGTTTGATAAATGTTGGCAGTACCAACTGTGTGTTGATTATACTTTGTTTCAACATTTCTCTTTATCATTTTTTGAACAACTGCCTTAGTGACTGGCCTATATTTACGAACAGTCGACTTACGCCGCTTATATGTTCGCAAACGAGAGCGACGTTTACGCTTATACGCCATCTAAATATCTTCAAATAATGATAATATAGTAGGGCCCCTAAGTACGGGCCCCAAAGTGGCGGGTAATACTAGGCCTTCGGCCTGCCGCCACACAGCTACATTGAAACTAATATAAAGCTCAGGTATGGGGGGACCGTGCCCCCCCGCTACGCTCCCCCTCCGCCCTCAGTCGCTACGCTCCCTCGGGGGTATCCCGCTCTACCCCCTAAAGGGGGCCCCTGAGCGGGACGGCTTTTTGCTATAGTGTAGAGGGGGAGGGGTGGAGTAGAGTTTTCAGTTTGTCTCTTCAAGATTCTCTCCACTTTTGGAGGCAAAAGTTCAACATATTAAAATTCATTATTTTAACATGCCAGGAGGAAGCACAAGATTTTGTTTTACTGTTAACAATTACAATGATCAAGTCATTGAATGGTTTGAACAAACTGATATTTTTAAATATGTTTGTTTTGGTAAAGAAGTGGGTGAAAACTTAACTCCCCATCTTCAAGGCTATTTTGAATTCCCTCATGGTTCTCGGAAATCAGAAAGAGCATGTGTCAACTTTTTACAAAGCAATGGATGTCCTTGCAAACCTCATATTGAAGTTGCAATGGGAACTGCTGCACAAGCTATTGCTTATTGTGAAAAAGATGGAGTTTTTTGGGAAAAAGGCGATAGACCAAAAGGACAAGGTAAGCGATCAGATATTGATGCTGCTACCGATATCCTTTCTAACGGTGGTTCTATGCAGGAGGTCGCTGTCACTCTCCCATCAGTATTTGTGAAATTCCACCGGGGTTTGAGAGAATACCAGTTGATAACCCAGAGCAGAAGAAACTGGAAGACAGAAGTTTATTGGCTCTGGGGACCAACGGGAAGTGGGAAATCCCGATGGGCATGGGAGAGTTTTCCGGATGCATATATGAAACAATCGACCACGAAATGGTGGTGTGGATACGTGGATCAAGATACATGCATTATAGACGATTTTCGTCCGACGAAAGAGTTACAATTCAATTTCATATTGAACCTTTTCGATCGTTATCCCCTGTTACTAGAAACGAAGGGAGGTCAAGTCCAATGCTTATTCAAGACAATAATTGTGACATGCCCATTCTCTCCAGATCAGATGTTAACCCATCTAGAATGGGTAGGGATAGAACAGGGGAATCAGTTAAAGAGGAGAATCGACCATGTGATCGAGTTTCCTCAGATTGCGAGTTATTTTTTGGCGAAGCGTACGGAACAGAATGGTTAGACGAGTTAATCAAAGAATTTAATTAATTATGCATCTTTATATGATAAATTCGTTATGAACTCGTATGTACCTATAACCGTAGCTCCTAAATTGGTACCATCACATTGAGTGGAACCAATGGCTATATACATGCTATCGTTTGTAACAGATGTCAATGAATCATCATACAACCATGTCTTTTTCACATGTTTAGTTAAATCAAAAGACATAGTCCGTTGTGGTTGTGTACTTTGATAGTTACCTGACATCTGTCCAACTGTAGTGAAATATATGTTATTGAGACAACAACGTCGTTTAGCAAGTAATGTAAACATATCCGAGTTGACTGGTCTCACACCATCTAAAACTTGACCATTATAAGATTGTGCCGTTGCATCATCTTGTAAGAACTGTGTCATATCAGCTGCAGCAGGAGCTCCACCTTCTTGTGTTGCACCTTTCCATTTAAAGATGTAAACATCAAAGTACGTGGAAGATGCACCAGCATAAACAGCATTCATATTATTACATATGATAGCAAGTTTTAATGTAAAACGTGTTGGTTTAATCTTGTTACCCACTCTAGTTGATTGAGTAACGCCTTGTCCAATTACTGGAATTAGTGAAAACACTTCAGTATTGGTAATGGTTTGATAAATGTTGGCAGTACCAACTGTGTGTTGATTATACTTTGTTTCAACATTTCTCTTTATCATTTTTTGAACAACTGCCTTAGTGACTGGCCTATAT